ACTAGGGCAGACACAACCACAAGATCAACTTTCGATGTAAAGTTTCAAGAGATTTTGCAAGTGATGTATCAAAGCCCAAATCTGGCTAGTGTTCTAACCACGGCCACGCTCAAGGTATTCTTGGCTAATGTATCATCAGAATCACCAGAAATAAGGGCAGATAATAGGACTTGGGCAAAAACCCTTTCCTTGGACATATCTTGCACTAGCGTATGACATCACCCCAATTCAAGATAGAGAACGCACTAGCGGCCATCCTAATCCCAATTCCGGGGCTTAATGTGCTTATTTCAAATAGGGTTGGAGCAAGGCTGTTCCCCTATGTAACAATTCAAGCTTCGCTAGGCTCACAACAAATCATACCCTACTCTGGCGTATTCGAGATTGGGGTTAATATCGCATACTCTGATTCTGCTACAAGAACTAGCCAAGCAACATTTGATGAAACCTATTTCAATATATTCCAAAAACTTTATTCTGATAATGACACCCTTGTTAGTAAGGTGCAAGACGGAGTGACTGATTTGAAGATATTTATGGGCAGAATCACATCTCAGTCTCCTAGTATAAGAGCTAATAAAAGGGCTTGGCAAAGGGGCTTAACACTATCCTTTATAGTAACCCCAGACCCCAATGCCGATGGATTGAGGAGCTACGACTTCTCTGAAGCCCTAAACAGCTTCTACCTCGCCACGATTTAACAAGGAGATTGAGATATGGCACTATCCATTTTAGACGGCAACCAGTCAGCAACCACGCTTTCTACCATTGTAACGAGTGGGCAACATATACCCGCCCACACGGTTGTCTCTTTAGGCACTCAAGCCATTTCTAACATCACAAGTGCAGTCAGCGGAACTTCCGTAACATTTGGCCTTGTTGGTGGAACTGTAACGGCAAACAATTTTACCCTAACTAATGTTTTGCAATATGATGGTTCTCACTATTTTCTTAAAGTCGGAGGGGTTGCCACTACTGGTGGGACTAGCTTCCCGGTTTATGTCGCTGGCTCTGTAACGCTTGGAGCAAGCACAGCACAGATTGGAAGCGTGACTGTAGGCAACAGCGTCACCATCGGCTCTGCTTTATTTTCAAAATCAACTGGTGCAGTTTCTATGCCAACACAAGCGGTGTTGATTGGTTTTGGATATGACAGTAACCAGAATTTTGTCGGTGTTAATGACGAATCTCCTCTTCCAGTTTATGTTGTCCAAGCTCTGCCCGCTGGGACGAACCGCATCGGCGTGGTGACGATTGGCGGGGGAACGGTGACGATTGGAGCAGGGACAGTCACCATCGGAGCAGGGACGGCACAGATTGGAAGCGTGACGGCCTCTATTTCTAATAGCCTAACCATCGGCTCGCTTCCTGCGATTAGTGGCACAGTCACCGCCAACTCATCTAACGGATCTCTAACAACAAGATTTGGCTCTGTCACTACCGCAAACACGGCTTTTGCGACATCTGCCGTAACCAACTCAAACAGAAAATATCTCTTAATTCAGAATGTTACCACTGCTTCAAATGTAATCACAGTCGGAATTGGATTCACCCCAACGACCACCCAAGGCATCCAGCTATTTTCGGGGGCTGGGCTAACCTTTGAAGGTAGCTACATTCCTACTGGTGCAGTTAATTTATTGTCCAGCGTAACAGCTTCTTGCTTCACCATATTGGAGGCGTAGGTGGGATTCTTCGCCACAAGCGGAATCCTTAATGAGAGAGGATTCTTTGGGGAGGGATTCGACCCAGACGCATTAGACTATATCAATCGGGTTGAGACAGCAGATGGCGAACGACTTGAGCCAAGGGTTAGAACTGCAATCAACCAATTTGTGCTAGGTTGTAAGCAAGACGGCGTTTGGACTTCACTTGTAACCTCTTGCATTATGGCAGGGGCAAGGACGGTGGCAGGGGCAATTACTCCTCTGGTTGGAAATGCACCGACAAATAATAACTTTGTATCTAGTGATTACAGCAGAACACTTGGGCTGATTGGAAATGGAACAAACAAATATTTATCAACTGGATATAATAATAACGATACAACTAATTTTCCACAAAATGATTCTCATATTTCTTGCTATATAACAACATCGCAAACAAACGGCTCTGGTGTTTTTGTAGGAACACAATCTACTCTTGGCGCAATATTAAGCATACAATACGGAACCACAACAAATATTGTTTTTAGAAATAGGGTAACTGCTGGAAGAACTTTTTCTTCAGCTCCAATAGGATTTCAGGCTTCGACAAGAAATAATTCAGCTAATTTTTCTTCAAGAGTAACTTATTCTGGCGGGCTTATTAGCGATGCAACAACAACAGCAGCATCTAGTGCGCCATCCAGTCAGTTATTTGGAGTATTTTGTGGATTTAGTAGTACAACGCCAAACGGATTTTCTACTGCTCGAATGTCTTTTTATTCGATTGGAAAAAGCCTTACGATTTCCAATTTAGACACAAGAGTGACAACTCTAATGACAACGCTTGCAAGTGTTATAGTATGATGCCAATTCTTATAATAGCCCTCTTGCTTTGTTCTTGTTCGACCAAGCGTGATAATAATGTATTGCCAAGATACAGCGATATGAGTGCCGCCGAGGATGCTGGCAAGGCTAAATGAAATACCAATACACCTACGAGGACTTTATGCACTCCCTTAAATGGCTAGAAGCCGAGGGCTACATTGAGCAGTTTATTGATGAGGATGGGAATGTTTGCGTGAGAATCTGCGAAGGGGCAGAGAATTGTGAGTTATGAGTTCAGACCAAGTTGCGGAACTTCAAGAGCGTTTATCTACCGTCCGAGAGGCCATCGCAAGAATAGAAGAAAGACAGCAAAACATAATCTCGGTTTTAGAGCGTCACACTAGCGAGTTGGCTCAATGGTCTGGAAAGATAAACTCCAAGGTGGACACCCTAGAAAAGGACGCTCACACAATCAAAACAAAGTTATGGTTGGTGGCTCTAGTATCCGGGGCTGTCTTTTCGACTATATGGGAACTAGTAAAAGTAAGAGTGCTTCCTAGATAATTTGACATAAGGAAATAGCAAATGGCCGCCACAAGCATCGGACTTTCTGGACTTAATTTTGGACTTGCCTCTGAATCTGGCGTAGTCATCCAGAGCTTTTCTCTTACTCAAACAGCAGAAACAACCGAAGTCTCAAAACACGATGGAACACATTCTGCGGTGGCCTTTTCTGCTTTCAAAAGGAATGTTAGCCTTTCTGGTAATTGTAATGGTGCAGTTGCCTCTTCTGGAATTGGAGTGGCTCTTGCTCTTACCGGGAATACAACCGCAGTTTCTAGTGGCACTTACTATGTTACTGATGCTTCCTTTACTCAAGCCGCCGATGGCTTCAATAGCTTTGATCTATCTGCAACAGCTTATAATGGATTAGGAACTACATAATATGGCCGCCACAATCATTGGTAACAGCACAAATTTAGCTTTCGGCATTGGCTCTGGAGAAACAGGGATGGTGATTCAATCCATCTCATCTTCTGCCTCGGCTGATGCGGTAGAGCTAAAGAACAAGGGCGGGGACGTAACGGCAGTTGTGTTCCGAAACAAGAAAGTCACGTATTCCGTTGAGGGTGCTTACACAACCTTTAGCGGTAGCGTTGGGGCGGTTGTTACGGTAGCTAATGGAAGTAACTTTGATCTTTCTGGTTATGCGGCCTATGTGACCGAGATTTCCAGAAATCGTAGTGCAGACAACTTTGAGACGGTATCTTTCACGGCAGTTCGATACGATGGCATAAGTTAGTTTTAGCCTAGAAATCCTTATGCAAGAAAAAATCCTTTACACTCGCAACATTAAACTAGCCTCGGTTCTCGCCACATTTGGCATTCCATTTAGAGACAAAGAGCCAATGGCCGTCATTGAGGATGCGGACGATGGGAATAGGCGAAGCGTAACATTCTTCTTTAGCGACCTTCCCAATGGCCTTGGCGGTCGAATTGTGGACTTATGGGAAAAGGGTTGGTCAGCTATTACCAATCACGATGACCCCCTAGCCTATTGCAGAGCCGTGCTTGAGAACCGGGAGCGTCTTTTGGACGCTATGAACAACGCCACACCCCTAGTCAAAAAGCAGTTTGGGAAAGCTACTCTGCTTGTTAGCAAGAACGCATCCCCAGACTTGCGAAAGAAATTAAGCAAATACCTATGAGCCTAGACCTACAAAAAGACGAAGAGATTCTGAACAAAGCCCTAGACAAATCTTTTGTCATTAACGAAAGGCTTTTCAAAGGACAAAAGCTAAATAAGTTTAGTCTTGGGACTAGAATCGTTATTAATCAGATCAGAGAGGAAAGCGACACAACCGAGTTCTTTATTTGGTCTACCCTATTTTGCCTAGTCCAAACCAGAGCAGAGCTAGTAAAGCTGGCGTGGGATAAGGCAAAGTTTCGTGAGGCTGTATTGAATTGGTCGGATGATTTCACCGAACAAGACTTTATGGATGGCGTAAAGATCGTTGACGAAATCTTTTCGGAACTTGCAGAGGCTAGGGTACAGACCAGCGGAGGGAACGACTCCCCAAAATAGTTCAGCCAGCCGGGGTCGCTTCGTCCGTCTGGCTATTTGCAAAGGAGTTTGGGTGGACAGCAGAGCAAGTAATTTGGGAGATGGCAGAGGTGCAACTTGTTCAGCTAGAACACGCTATGCTTGTTAATCGAGGAATTGATGTTAGAAGGCACAACTCTAACGCAGTAAATATAATTGATGATATTCTTGACGATAGACAATAAATTTATGGCTAATGTATTTAAACTAGATACCAAGGATTTCAATAGAACTATCGATAAGTATATTGAATTGCGTAATGTTGATTTTCTGACAGAGGTTAATAGGCGAGCCGCCAACATTATTATGAAGGCGATGCAATACACTAAAAGAACAAGCCCAGAAAGAGTGGTTAGGGAGCTTGGTGCAATCCAACAAGTCAGAAGGCTAAAGGGTGGTGCTGGCAGGGAGACAAAGGCCAAAAGAAATCGGGACTTCTACAAAGGAACTCCGGCAGGGTTTAAGATATTTAATTGGAGGAGAAAGAATAGGCCACAAAGTTTGCCTCCAAAATTGAGGGGAGGGGGATTGGGTGGCAAAGGAATGGGGCAAAAGTATGATGGTTTTATAAAATCTGTTAGGCGTTCTTGTGGTTATATTGTTGCTGGTTGGTTGCCCGCATTGAATAGGTATAAACAGCAAGGTATAGCAAATGCAAAATCTGATATTAAGAAAGTTCCAAGCCCAAAGACAACCGCTGGAAAGGGATATGCCATACCAGCACAAAGGGCTGGGGACTTTATTAAGACCATATTTGCGAACACGGCCAATGCTGTTGATAAGATTGGGGTTGCCCCCCTTCGGCTTGCCTTCCGACTGGAAGAACAAGATATGAAAACATATATAGAGCGTAAGGAGCAGGAGAGGCTTAACAAGCTCAAGAGATAATATGGCCTTTAAGTTAGAAGGGGAGGTAGTGATTGATGGACGCAAGGGAACGATTGCGTTAAAAGAGATTCAGAGGGAAGCCACACGGACATCAGAGACTTTTAAGAGGGCTGGGGGAAGCACAGAACGACTAGGCAAAAGCCTTCTATCCCTTGGCCTTAACGCTGGTCGAGCCGGGACATCCCTTGGGGCTTTATCTAGGCTAGGGGCTGGGGGTTTGTTTGGGGCGGCTATTCTTGGCTCAATCAATAAGTTTGGCGAGACGATCAAACAAGCCTCTACGGATTATTACGAATCACAGAAAGCCCTAGCGGGAGCATTTGAAACATCATTCAAAAGCACATCGGTTGAACAAGCCCAGCAGGGACTAGAAAAGACAGAGGATACCATTGAATCCTTGCGTAATAAAATCGTTCTTTTTGGAAAATTGGGAGGATTTATAAAGGGGCTTGAAAAACTAACTGGCCTTGACCTTGGAGTTGGTGGAACGGAAAGTGCTCTTGAAGATGCTAAAAACAATTTAATAATTCAAGAAGAAATTGTTAAGGCTCGCATCAAAGAAAGGGATATTCTAAAAGGAACAGAAAGCTCCATTAAGGCACTCGAAAGAATATCAGCGATCAACAAGATTGATGTTAAGCTGGCAACTCTTAAAGGCGATGCGTTGGATGAGAATGTTCTTCTTGCCGAAGAAGAATTAAGAACACTAGACAGCACGACGATTGCACTTCAAAACCAGCTTAAAGAATTAGACTCCATCACTGGGGCAAAGAAAAACCAAGAAGCAATCGACAAGACCTTGGATATGCTTGCTGATAATAGGGTGAAGAAAGCACAGCTAGAATATAACATTGTAAAAGCCCAAAAAGACCAAGAAACAAAGAGTTTCAAGCAAGCACAGCAAGCGGGTGGTGGATTGCTGGGAGCAAGTCAAGCTGGAAGGCAAACGCTAGAAACAGCACAAAAAGTAAGGGCAAGATCGACCACGGCAGAAGATTTTAGAACGCAAGAGAAAGTATTTGAAGATATCAAGAATGCCGAAAACGTGCAAAGGAAAGCCCAAGGATTGCCTCCACTAACCAAGCAAGACGTGATGAATAGGGTCGCCACACAACAAGCCGCAGGGCAAGCTCCAAGCCTAGCAGAAAAACTGATAAGCGGTCAGACTGGAAAACCAGCCGAACAAATTGCAGTAGAAAGGGCTGGGGGTAAGGGTGGTATGGATTTGCAAAGCCAACTCCTAAAAGCCATTCAAGACTTAACAAAGAAACTCCCAGCCGCCGTTGCTCAATAAGGATAAAATATGTCAGCAAGAATCATCTCCAATATTGCCTCATTTGATTACGAGCCAGACATCACAACGGATAATGGGCGTGATGGAATTTCCGCTTTTCAATTTTCCATTATTGGTTCTTTTGATGTATTAAACTCAAACTTTGCATTAGATCAAATCGTAAGCGGAGTCCCAGATCAACCGCCCGGTAACTTCCGTGTTGTCCGCAGGAATATGAGTCACATAGCTGGGGATACAACCGATGGGCTTTATAGGCTACAAGTATCGGCAGAGGGCGGGACTGGGGATAATTCGCTTTATATCCTAGAAACTAGCTACCAATACCAAAAAGAAATTGTGAGTGGATTTGCAAGAACACCGACTCAAGATATTGCAATCAACTATATTTGTGAATGGTTATCTCCGACTGTAACCATTACCACAAACAGCCAAACCGAAGATGTTGAGGCAGTACAGGGTAGGGCGAGGGGTCTTGTTGCAAGTCAACAAGTGCAGATCATCAGAAACAAGCCAGACACAACGATAATTATTGGTACGGTTAGGTATCCAGTATTCGGGCCGGGCATAGACGAGAATGCAATTAACATCATAGGCTCATCGGTTGAAAACGCTGGTGGGTTGTTTAGGGTTAGAGCATCGGCGACTAAAGGCCAAATGCAGTTATCTCTATGAGATCGGGAACTGGAAGTTCTTTTTCTAAAGTTCCAGTATTGGCAGATAATGGCCTTATTACTAAAACTTATCTTCACGACCTAGAAGCCGCAGTAAAACAACGAACACCAGTAGCAGGGGCAAACATTGATATCAGGGTGACTGATGGAGGCTATGTAATATCTGCAACGGCAGGGGCGTTGGTTGGTGGTGGAGTAGCAGGGTTTAGAGAGATCACCCTCACAGTCTGTTCAAATGGAACACCCGGCACAATCACGGTGTTAGGCAAGTAATTGACAAAGGGATAAGCTAAAGTGAACGCTCAAGAGCTATTTCTGGATGTATCTAGCGGGAGATTCTTGGATGGGCAAAGTGCAATCCCAACCAACAAACCGATATTTTATTCAGATGAACAAAAAAGGGTTAATGTCTCTGTATTAAAAATAAAAAATAATAAAGTTTCTACTGTAACTCCATCACCAGATAGCCGATTCAAGTTTAGGCTTGGCACAACCACTTTAAAACTTGCTGATGCAAGAGATGTTTCAACAACACCACCAACATTGTTTACGGCGATTGGAACAGTATCAACTCTTTCTGCTTTGCAAGCAAAGGGGCAATCTACAATAGTTACATATTCACCAGTCACAGCAACACTAGAGGCTATTGTAGTTACATTCCCAGTTGTTACAGGAACATTTCAAGCAAAAATTAATTATTCTGCACCAGTCAGGGCCACAGTAACAGCCTCAATTTCAACAATAACTCTTCCAAGGCAAGAAATTGATAATATTTTTCCCAACTTTGTTTTTAACCTTGTTGATGGAGTAAATGGAACAAAGCCTCCTATCTATTTTTCATCAGTATTAAATACGCCAGTTACGGCCACATTTTTAGCCACAATTACTGGTGGCTCTGTAACGACAATAGCAATATTGAATAATGGCCTTGGATATCCAAATGGTCAATATGCATTAACCTTTACAGGAGGCTCTCCATCTACAACTGCCTCTGCAATTGCCGTTGCCAGTGGAGGAGAAATTCAATCCATATCCATTTCAAATGCTGGTGCTGGATATAGTTCAGCACCGTCAGTTACACTTTTTTTGCCAGCTAAAAGTGTTTTAAGAATTATTCCTTCAAATTATGAATATACTATTAACAACAACACTCAAAATGTTTCATTTGGCGACAACGTATTACCATCGGTAAGTAATGGCACAATAGTAACATTTTCATTTTCATCTCCAGACAATACAAGCACACCAACAAAAACATCCATTCCAGAGGCATCTTTAATTTATACAATAGGAACTGGTTGGAGTTCTAGGGTCAGTCAGTCTGGATATGGATATACAAATTCCCCAACAGTATCTCACGGTGCGTTTGCAACAAAACAATTTATACAAATCACAAATTTTAATAAAACATCTTTATCATATACTATGCGGGGTGACCCTACAGCAGAATACATATCTTTTGAACAAGGCTCTATTCCAATACGATCAAGCCTTGTTCCATACAAAATATGGGAAAGCAAGCAAAAAACAGTTTTTGACGAAAAAGGTAAGCCTATATTAAGTATTCAACCAAATCTAAATCCACAAAATTATTTTTTCCAAACCAGTGGCAATATGAATTTGGGATTAGATTTTCAGGATGCAACATTTGTTGAGATACGAACAGTTGTAAGAAATGGAGTTGAACGAAAGGCACAAAACCTCGGTTCGGGCTACTTCTATGAATTCACGCCTCTAGGCAAACAAGCAATAGAAAGAAAATTAAAATGGGCTCCTATTCTTCAAAATTCTTTAGCAGAAAATTCAGTATTTTACGCAATTATAACAGATAATTCTGGGACTTCTCCAACTAGACACGCCCTATTAAAGATAGAGTTTCCAAAAATAAGGGATGATTATTTTATAAGACAACAGGGACTTCTTGAAAATGAAATTGCATTAAGTGTGCCGGGAGCAATTCCGGGCAAAGGAGTTTCTCCGGCAGACAGGAGTTATTCGGATGCTATCGATTCATACGGTGGCGGGGTATTCGAGCCAAAGATAACAGTGCTTGATTATGGTGCTGGGTATTCTCAAGATGCAACTAAATATAACGTTGAATATATAAGTAATCTATCTTCTGGAATTATTGCATCAACTCAATTCAACAGAAACTATTCAATAGCAACGCCACCAAATACAATTTTATCACAAACAGCAACTGTTACAACAAGTTTTTCTGGTAAATCAATAAATATCTCAATTGAAAATGGAGGTTTCGGATATATTGTTGGAAGGGGAGTCAGCCTAATATTCCCAGAAGCAGCAGTTTCTAGTGGAATTATTTCAGCAAAAATTACAAATGTTCCGCAGAATTATTTAAACGGAGAATATACGTGTTCCGTTGCCTCGCCTCCATCTGGGAATACAGCAAAAGTTAATATTATTGTAAGTGGTAACACCATATATCCATATATTTTGGATTCTGGATATGGCTACACAACAGCACCCATAATTACAGCCCCAGAACCGAATGCACAAACCGGGAGATTGTCTTCCATTGTTATTGTTACAGCCCCTCAAGGATATTCACAGAGAAAACAGTATTTAACCATTGAAGAATCTCCAGTATCATTTGGAACTGCCGCCGCATATTTTTATAATAGTGGTGGAAATACAATCGTTGTAATTGAAAACGCCGGATATGGATATCAAACATCTCCAATAGTCACAGCACCGACTCCAGACTTGGCCTACAAGAATGGTTATATAAGTTCAATCAATCTAACCAACCAGCCAAAAGGATATATTGTTGGACAAGAATATGATCTTCAAATTCAGAATAGCCCAACGGTTAGCGGCTCTGCGGTTGCCAAATTGATTCGTTCTGATGAAACAAGATTTGATGTGTCGCTTATCAACTCTGGTTATGGATATACGTCTGCACCAGTTATCACAGCCCCAGCCCCAGATACACCACAAGGAGTATTGAATATCGTTTCTGTTACCACGTTAGGCCGTGGATACGCACCCGGAACATATAATTGCACGGTGGATAAAGCACCCGGAGGCGAAACAACTGCCATCGTTAATTTTATATCCGAATCCCCCAAGGTGGGTAGGTTTGAGGTTGTTGATGCTGGCAGGGGTTATGTGGTTGCACCAGCAGTTGTCGTCCCTACCCCAGCGGGGAACGTGTTGAACCAAATCACAATATCTTGCCAAGGCAATTATTATATCAACAGCACAGCTAATTTTGTTATTTCTGATGGCTCTGGGCAAGCTCAAGAGACTGGAAGCCCAATTCTTGATTCTGGAAAGATACTTGGGGTAAATGTTTTGAATGGTGGGTATGGCTTTACCAATAACCCAACGATTGTATTCACTCCACCAACCGCACCAGTTGTTCCAACCATCCCAGAGCATATAATTCAAGGTGATCTAAACATCACCGTGGCTTCTGCCAACGCCATCCTATCCACATCTTCGCAAAGGGATATTCTGCTTGAAGTTTATGAGACTGACGGAACAAACGAGCAAGTTATCTCCCAAGCCACGGTAAGCCTAGCCAAGCGAGTTTTAGAATAATCTTGGGGCAGTTGCCCTAACGAAATCCTTATGGCTAAAGTTCTCCACGCCAGTTATAGTGGATATTTTCCATCGTGCCTCCAAGTTAGTAATGAATTTGCAGTCTTTACGCTAGAAGAGGCGATGGAAATTTATTGGAAGGTCAAGGCTTGGACGATTGCGGGTACTTACACAAACCAGTTTGGGGAAAGCTCATCTTTCTCGCAAACATTCACATCCACTCTTGCAGATGAAAGCCGCCTTGTTTGTCTACCAAGAGATTATTTTCCATTCTTTGAAACAGATTTTATTCCACAAGCAGATGATACCTTTTTCCAGAGATCATCTCGGTTTTATATCAATTCTTCTGGAAGTCTTTATGGCTTGGATATTTCCTTTCAATTTATCCCATCTGGTACAGCTAGAGCAATAGGAACATTAGGGGTAAATGAGCCAAGCACAGATGTTGGGGTTTTAAATGTGCTAGGGAAATCAATTCCATTCTATGCAGAGGCCGGAGACGGAGACGAGTTCCCAACAAGTGCAAATGGAACTATGACCCCAATCGAATATTGGACTTATCAATAGCCCTTGACACCCCGCCCCTACTAATGGAACAAATCTTAAACTTCATTCAGTCTCAAGATGTGTTTGCTTGGGTTGGTGCTTTGGTTGCCCTCCTCTCTGCCGTGATTGCCGTTGCCTCTCTTATCCCCGGTGACGAACCAGAGAACACCCTACAAAAGATTGTCGATTTTCTCTCGAAGTTCTCACGGAAATAAAAAATGTGGGAGGCCATTCTTGCCTCGCTTGCTGGTGTAATCGGAATCATCGCTTGGTGGACAAAAAATCGTGCAAAGACCCGCAGAGAAAGAGACGATGAAGAAATCGCTTACAAACGCCGCTTGCGAGATTCGGAAGTGGATAGCTGGATTCATCGTAGGTAGTTTGATTTGTGGGTGTGCAACCACCCGCCCCTACGACATTGGGCAAACGCCGCACCAAGACTCGATCTCGGACTTCATTATGCGATGGGACAAACTCGACCGATCAAAAGCAAGCTCCCAAGAATACCGAGAGTTGTATGCCCAGACGCTCAAGGCGTTATCTCGATCAATGGAGGAAACAGAACGATGCAAGTCGAGGCTTGACCAATGACGATTCGAGAAGCGGTGGAGAGGTCAAGAAGCCACATAGAAAAGTGTGAGCCTAGTTTCGGGAAGAGGGTTGCGTCTTGGTACTCAGAGTTAATGTCCAAAAAGATTCCAGTTTTGATCTATTGCTCGACCAGAACCCCCCAAGAGCAAGAGGAACTATACGCCCAAGGACGGACAAAGGCAGGGAGGAAAGTCACAAACGCTCGTGGAATACCCCCACAATCGCTCCACATTGACCTAGGTAAAGGCTCTCACGCAATAGACTATGTACCCCTATCCCGCACCCCGACTGGCAATCTATTGGCCTCGTGGGACGATGACCAAACCTATTCGATATGCCAGAAAATTGCACAGAAGCACCAGCTACGGCATTTAGAATTCGAGCAACCCCATCTTGAGGACGCAACTATTTCTGGATGGAGGGAATTGGTATCCCCACAAAAGCAACAAGTGAATAATCAAAAAGTTTCTCTAGTCTCCAAACGCCCTTGGTCTAGCAGATAGGGGATGACATTAGAACAAGGCGTGGAAAAAACCCAAAAGCATTTTACTAAAAAGCACGAACTCCATTTAACGACCTTGCAAGTTGCGGCAGTCGAATCGATGGAGAAGAAATACAAGCGGGGAGTCGAGGAAAACCAAGGAACGAAGTTATGGGAAATGCCCACGGCCAGATTGGTTGAGGAGGCAATAGCGGAGGCAACCGATCAAATGGTTTATCTTTTGTCCCTACGCCAGCAAATGCACATCGTTATGGAATTGGCAAGGGAAGGATGCACGGATGAGACATTGACAAATCCTAGAGCTAGAGAGTGTTGTCACCTTATTTACACAACTCTTACAGGTCAATCTAAACCCCCTTTATGAGACCAATTAAGTTCGTTGCTTGCGGAGACATCCACGGCGACGAGCAAGATGCCCAGTCGGTCAAGGCTCTGTTGGCCTTCAGCAAAGAATACCAGCCCGATCTCGTGGTATGTATTGGCGACCTCTGGGATTTTAGGGCGATAAGAAAAGGGGCGGGTGACGATGATCAAGCGTCCAGTTTGCAAGAAGATTGGGATGCAGGGGAGGAGTTCTTGCGGGAGTTCTTTAAGTTTGGTGATGAAAGGATATTCCTCCGGGGCAATCACGATGAACGAATTTATGATATGTCGAGGAACAGCCGAAGCGGAATCGCAAGGGACTACGCCAACGATGGGATTGAAAACATCGAGAAGATAATGAAGGAGACAAGGGGTAGAATGTTCCCCTATGATTCAGTTGGAGGAATCTACAAGTGCGGTGGGCTTTCATTCGTTCACGGCTACGGCCACGCTATGCACAGCGGGAAGCAACACGCAGACGCTTACGGCGATGTTATCTTTGGGCATACCCACGCCATTGATTATTTCCGTAGCGTATCCATAGACCCTCGCACCGGGTTTAATATCGGCTGCCTATGTAACAAGACCCCTGAATATAACCGAGGCCAACTGCGGAGGCTACGCTGGCAACACGGCTGGTCTTATGGCGTGATCTACCCCGACAAGACGCACGATGTCTTTCAGGCACGACAGAGGGGGAACAAGTTTCATCTGCCCACAAACATTAAATCCTTTTAGCGATGGACGGCTGGCAAAAACTTTTAGAGGTTGCGGTTAAGACGAAGGTAGCACCACCTCGCCCAGAAGGATTTTTCACGAGAGAAGAGATTGCAAAAAAATGGGGATTAAAAATAAACACAACCACTCGCCATCTTGAAACTTTGATAAAGCAGAAAAAGGTGGAGGAGATTTGGCATACTTGCGTAATTGAAAGTAAGGTCGGCCCATTACTGCGAAAGCTAAAAGTATTTAGAATTATCCCCACAAAGTCTCCTCGCAAGTAGCGTATTTATAGGGACTTACAAACAATCGTAAAAAAAGATTCAACCGACCCTTGACAAGTTAAGAGGGTGTGATAGAGTGTGGGTATGCAAGAAACAACAAGCAACACCGAGGTGAGTGCGGTTAAAGCCACTCGCAAACACACATCAAAAAAACTTGGAAACGATATGTATGAATATCGTGGATGGATAATAAAAAAATACGATAATGATTATTTGTGTGATGATGAGATTAGAGGATTCCAATGGAACACATATCGGAACTTGGACGAATACAAAGCAAGTCGCACCATCGATATAGCTTCCACACTTCGTGACGCAAAAATGTATATCGACAATTGCCTTCAGACTAACCCCCAAGTCGCCTAACCCCCAACCAAGAAAGACCAACCAATATGATCAATAAAATCCGCTGGAACCAGGTTCGCCAAGACTTCAAGGTGACGCATTGTGCCACATTTGATGACGTGATAATTGAAATCTACACGACCAAGTATTCGTTTTGTGTGACAATCACAAAAAGCAATGGCGATCAGGATTGGCATGAGTATTGCAGACACGAATGGTCATTCAGCGGCCTCAAGCAATATTTGATTGAAAATAAGTCGCATCCAATAGCACAATATAAATAACCCCCAACCAAGAAAGA